CTAAAACTAGTCGGCTTTTTCCCCTTCCACCCCATGACTTTTAACCTCGCTTTCCTCATACATCTTAAAGAGATCCTGAGCGATCGCCTGAATTGAATAAGCTTCAAACTCAGAGCTCGGTTCTCGTTCACCCATGAGCTTTTTAATCTTTTGCCAGACATGAACAGCTTCATGTAAAAGCAATCCATACACTTCAATCTGATTTCTTTCTGAAGTATCACCAAGCTGAACAACTGCATATGCACCTTCGGAATAGAAATCAACCTGAGCTGCAGCCCCTTCAATAGACAAGAATTGATCGACCTTATTCATGTCCTCAAATAGCAAATCCATATGCAGTTGATTTCGAGCAAGCGTGTACTGCACATGTTGAAAAGGCGAGATATACCATTCAGGAACATAATCAGGATTAACCATTTTAGCCCCTACACTTTTCGAAGCTGACATTTCCAGATTGTACTGGCAGGATCTTGCTGAATATTAATAACTCTAAATGAACCTAGGACAGTTTCCCACTCATCATCAATTTTTGGAGTCATAGTTACTTCATTTTGAAGCACGGTCGCCTTCTTATCCGTTGCCAATACTCCAAGTGTTTGGATCTCATATTGACTGTAAGAGCCAAACAGAACACCACGACCAGAATAGTTTTCTTTAACCTCAATAGAAGTTTCAGTTTTAGGATCCCAATTAGTTTTTGAGATCCGCTCACATGTAAAGGTATGAACGGCATCTGCTAAATCATCATTAAATGCTTCAGCAATGTCTGCCTGAATTTCGTCACGTAAGCCCATATCATGCCCTGTAAAGAGGTATGCCAAAGCCATTAAAACTTGCATTTGGATCTTTCAAATCAAGTGAGTCAATAAAATCAATTGCTATCTGTTCAAAGCTAGAAATTGCTTCAGATCCGTCTTGATATTCTTTTTCTGACTCAACAGAATCAGCTTTAACTTTCTTGCGCTTCAGCTGCTGATCTTTGCCGTTATAAATTACCTTGGCCAGAATTCCTTTGATAATTTCACAAGCTGCATCCTTAAGAAGTGGGTCAATAGGATCTGGTACAAAACCTATTCTGTTTTTCATCCAGACATTTGCCAGTTGAACCAGACGAGCTTTATCACTGTCTGGTGCAAAATCGCTGCCCAAAATTGAATTTGCGTCATCTACAGTAATAAAGCTCATTGCATTATTCCTTAGGGATTAATTTAAGAAGTTCTGCTTTTGTTGCTGACGGCTTGTAACCAATATTTTTACTAGCCAAATACTCTTTTAATTGATCATTTGACCAGTTTTCAAAATCATTAGCTGCCGTTTCTGTAGCTGGGTTTTCTGCCGATTTTCCAGCTTCCAATTCAACAATACGTGCTTGCATTGCGGGAATATCGTTTTTAAAAGCATCAAACTCTGCTTGAATGCTTACTACCTTTTCTTCAGCCGCTTTAGTAGCATTGTCAGCTTGGAGTACAGCATCTTTTAAACGTGAGTTTTCAGAAATTAACTCCGAACTATCACCACTAGCTTGTTCCAAGATTTCGATTTTCTGTTTAAGTTGTCCGTTTTCCTCAACAACCTTTTCACACTCAGCTTTAGTTTTATCAATAACTTCTTGCAGCTCTGGAGTAATTCCAACCGCTACATTTACAGTGGCCAAAGTCGTTTTTGCAGGCTCTTCCAATTTGCGAACTTCAACAGGAATATCCAGAGCTTGGTAATCATTTTGGATTTTCGGGTAATCACCGTAAATAATTACTTCTTCAGCACTTCGATTCGGATGTTCGTAATAATCAGGATTGGCAATAGTTCCAACCTCTAACGCAGCTGCAGCAGCAATACGTGTATAAATTAGCTTCATGATGCATTTCTCTTAAATGTAAAAAGATGGCTTAATAGCCCTCTTATAGTGAGATGTTTATGAGTTAACCAGTTGTTGTTGTGCCAGATAGATCAAGCAATGTGCCTGCTGTCATTTTGTTGCTAGTAGCATGTTTTTTCCAGTTGGCACTTGAACCAAGTAAAGTAAGGTCAGGGTTTTCACCTTTTGATGTATCCCAGCTATAACCAAGAATATCTAGGTTAAATGTACCCTCAGCACGCATACCGATTGCCAAGTTTTCTTCATCATTGATGTCATACGCGCGGAAGCCTGGTACTTGTGATTCTGTAACAGTAACTGCACCCATTTGCAAACCAAATGCATCATCATCACCTACGGCATCTGTAACCAATACCGGCTTACCTAAGGTACCCGGTAAACCACCATAGATAACGATTTCAGATTCGCCATAAATTTGATTAGTGATTGCATCATCGACAATATCGAAATAAGTATCTGAGTTCATTACCCATAAACTAATACGTCCAAACTTATCGCCAAACTTACGCATACCACGTGTTAATGCTTTACGCCCATCTACAGCAATACTGCCTTTGGCAACCATATCCGGGTTGCTAGAAATAGCTGCTTTTAAGGAGGCTAAACTGTACTGTAAACGACCAGCAACCAATGCATCTGCTAAATCATAACCAAGAATCATGGCAAACTCTTCAGGTGTACGTGCACGGCGTTTGAATGCCTCTTCAGTAGAAGCATAAGGACCATATTTATATGGCACTTTTACACCTACAGATTCACCAGAACCAATTTTCTCTGGAACTACTTTGGCGGTTGAATTCACATCACGATGTTTGATGCTACCGCCCACTTTGTAGAATGCTTCTTTATTGAAATCACCTTCAATGATCTCATTGCGATAAACAATTGCACCATTAGAGGCTTGGTTAAATACATTCAAATTATCTTGCAAACGCTCTAAATAAGCAGTTTGAGCCAATTGATTGTAGATGATCATGTCTGAATTAACTGTTGTAGTCATAACTACTTATCTCCAAATTTTTAATGATTAGTTCGGCAGTTTTAGGAAGGCATCATTGCCATGTTCTTTGATGTAGTCAGCTTTCTGAGAAACAGACATTTCACTGCGTTTCATTCCTGCAGGCGCTCCACCTTTGCCCCCGCTTTGGAAACCGCCACCAGTTCCTTTACCACCTTTAAGAATTAAGTCTTTATGCTGGTATCCACCAACCAAGGACTCTAAAGCTTCATCAACATTTGCAAGTTCACCCGGGCGGACACGTGAATAAATCTTTTCGCCGTTCGGATCGTATGCAACCACCTTGCCTTCTTCGATTTTGAAGTGATGGCCAAAGGTTGCTTGCACCATGTCCACAGGTACTGCAATGTTGTCTTGAATGTACTTAGAACGAGCAAAACCACCGCCGATTAGTTCTTTGTGTAAAGAGGCTTCTAGTGCGTCACGTTGCTCAACAATCGGAGCATATTTTTCTTCAACTGCCTTGATAGCTTCAGCTTTCACTTTCTCAACTTCACCAGCATCCACCAGCTTTTTATCGTCGAGATTTTGGATTGTTTGTAATGCCTTTTTAGCTGCCGCTGGGTCTTCGATTCCTTCAAAAGCTTTTAATGCTTTTTCGGCTGCTTCTTTGGCTTCACGATGTGTTTTAGCTTCATTGTTTAAGCGTGCAATTGTTGCTACCGAGTGTGGTGCATCATGTGGCATTTCTTTGCCGTCATCATGAATATAGATCGGCTTATCACCGTCTACTTCCGCATAAACTTTACCGTCGATTGTTACTGTTTTAAGTTTCATTGGTCATCCAACCTATATATACAAAATGGGCATCCGCCCGGATTCGCCGTTAGCATCCGCTTTCGGCAGGCAATAAAAAAGCGCCCTTTAGGACGCTTCATTTCTATAAATGATTATTTACTTAAAGCTTGGCGTACAAATGCATCTTTTGCTTCAAGTAGCTTTCTTAATCCTGTGGATTTTTCAGGCCCGTCAGGAAGTTGCTCATCCATTTGCCGAGCTAAATCACCAATTGGCTTACTAACTTGCTGCAAATGTTCAGGTAAATGTTCATATTGGAAATATTGGATAATAGGGCTTGGCATTTTCTTCTCGCAAAAAAAGCACCCGAAGGTGCTATGGTTAAAAATTAAGTTCTATTTGATGAGTGCAATTGCTTTTAATCTTTCAAAAGTAAAACCATAAATTGCCATGGCTTGAAACCTTAATTTGAAGAAATGGCACCAGAATTCATTTTGTGCTCAGAATATATTGAGCATCTGACATATTGATTTGCTTTTCAGGCATTTGTAGTACCTTTAGCTACGTTTACTTTTTATTCCAAACCTCTGATCTAGGTTCATCACCAACTAAGCGGATGCCTTGAGGACCACCTACATCAAATGTTGCCGTGATAGTCGCTGGACCCTCAAAAACACTACAATTCATTTTTACAGAGGTTAATCCAGCTAATGGAATACCTGTTTCCTCGTCACAAAGAGCAAGATGAGAAGATTTATCTGAAACTCTTTTAAGTACCAAATGTCTAACTTTTGATTCACTCATAAGCCAAACTCCATAAATGACAAAAGCGCCATTTGGGCGCTTATATAGGTGAAAATTGTGTCTTAAGTGAGTTTAGAATTACCTGTAATCGGCAATAATTACTCACAGTTAAATCCAGTTCCAACAAGGTCTTTTTTCAAATTTGAAACGAGAGTTTGTTGTTCCTGCTGTTGTCCACTAAGATAATTTTTATCTAGAGTCTCTGCACCATCAATAGATTTATAAAGCTCTTTAGATTCCTCTAAATTGTCTTTTAAAAACGTGGTGAGGTTTAGTTTCGCCTGGGCAGCTCTACATAAATTATTTTTAGCTTCTAAATCTTGAGCAGCCTGTTTTACTTGACCAGTTGCAGGATCAAAAGAATATGCATTTGCCATTGCTGACTCCAAAGCTTCAGACAATCGATCATATTCTTTAAGATATTTTTGACTTGGTTCAGCTAAACAAGTGATGGAAATTAGGGTTAGACATACAAAAGCTATTGTTTTCATATTGTATAAATTCTGATGTTTAAAAAAATATAACATAAGAAAAATTACAGACCCAACTTTTTAAAAGCTTTTTCATCCAACTTTCTCAAATCATCTAAGCTATAGAAACGGCCTTCAGGATCAAAGAACTTTTCAAAATCAAATTTCCCATCTTTATAGAGCTTAAAGCGCTTTGGCCCTAGCCACTCCCTTTGAAAGAAATCATCTGTTTTCTTAAAGAACTCTTTGAATGTGGTGTTTGCATCTAACTGTCCTATTAACTGGCTTCGCTCTTCTTTGGGGATGTCTTTAACTCTACGTTCGTCCATTACAAATGGCCGTTCGCCAACAAGTTGACCGTCCTTCTCGACCGGAACCAAGATACTGCGACAGTTAGGATGTAACGGCGGCACTCGCTTTGCCGGATCATTTATTTCCCACACTGAACCATCTAATGAAGCGCAAAGCTTAGAAGTTCGTCCATCTAAAACACTAACAAATCGGACATATTCAAAGCCAATTTGGTTGAAGCTATTTAGATAGGCTTGATTAGCTACATGACTTCGCACAGTTCTTACCGTTCGCTCAATATCAGTTTTGGTACCATTTAAGATCCCATCTTCATAGTTAAGCCGTTTGCTCCCTCGAATACGCTGAACAATTTCTTGGTTAGTTTTGCCTGAATTAATACCATCTCGAATTGCATACTCAACCTTTTGACGGGCACTTTCAGCAATTCTTGAAAGCAGATCATCGACAAGAGCGCCACCTGCCAACGGAACTTTTTTAGCGGATAAGAATAGTTTTTCCCCATCAGGCTTATTAATTTTTGCTCCATAGAGCTTAGCTACGTAATTGGCCTCATAAACAGCCAGCGCCGTAGCAGAAACGGCAAAAGCTTCAGGTAATGCTAAATTAACACTGGCAAACCATTGGGCAATCAAATCCCTAATTTCCCTTAAATTTGAAGTTGTATATTTACCACCAGCTAAAGCAACTTTCTCCGACTCATTAAGCTCATCCAATAAATCCCGAAGCTTAGATAGCATCTTGCTCGTATCATCATTGAATAAAGCCAATAACTCATTTACCGTTTTTGATGAAGC